GGGTTAGGTCCTAAAAAAGTATTTAAGCTATATCCTGAATTGATGGAGTCTACTCCTATTGATTTAGATTATATGTTAAATAAAGCAAAATTGAATGAAGATAAAAATCAATTATATACTAAAATCATTCAATTTGAACGCCAATTAGGTATTAATTATCAATTAATGTCGTTAAAAGATCCGAACATAGACGACGAGGATAAGCGCATCGTTGACGATACAGTTGAAAATGCACCACCATCACTGAACATAGGTAATTTCATTGAAATGACGGAGGATGATCAATTAAATGAGCGTGTAAATTGGCAAGGATGGTTGATAGAGAATTTTTCTTCGTTAGATTGGAAGCAATAAAAGTTATAAATAAAGGTTATAAATGACAGCACTAGATAGTTTAGATAAGTACGGGAATTCGTTTCAAACCAAAGTATTAGGTTTGTTATTGACGGATAGGAAATTTCTAGTAGACGTATCGGATTCAGTTACAGATGATTATTTTGAAAATACAGCCCGTAAATGGATTGTAACTAAATTAAATAAATACTTCGACGAATTTCATACTACTCCTACAATGGAGGCACTTCAGATCGAAGTAAAAAAAGAAGATAATGATGTATTAAAGATTGCTGTTATTGAGGAATTAAAGGAAGCCTATAAAATGGCTGATCAAGCACATGATAAGGAATATATTGAGCAGGAATTCCTAAAATTCTGTCAAAACCAACAGATGAAAAAAGCAATTATGACATCTGTTGATTTATTAAATGATGGTGATTATGAATCGATACGCTCATTAATTTCTAAAGCAATTGTTACATCACAAGAAAAAAATACAGGGCATGATTATGAATTAGATGTAGAAGCACGTTATAGACCAGACGATAGACGTGTTATTCCTACACCTTGGCCACAGATTAATTCAATTACGCAAGGTGGTTATGGTAAAGGTGATTTAATTATATTCTTTGGCGGGCCCGGTTCTGGTAAATCATGGGCTGCTATTTCGATGGCATTAGAAGCTGCTAAATTAGGTGGTAAAGTAGTATACTACACATTAGAATTAGGTGAAGGATATGTCGGACAACGTTTTGATGCTAATTTATTAGGAATTCCAGTTGATCAATTACCATTACATCGAGTTAAAATTGAAGATGCTACTAAAGGATTAGCAGGTAAATTAATTATTAAAGAATACCCACCAAAACGTGCATCATTGGATGATATTGAGCGCCATTTGGATCAATTATGGAATCAACATAATTTTAGACCCGATGTTATCTTTATTGATTATTTAGATTTATTAAAAAATCGTCAACGCGCTAGAAATGAACGTAAAGATGATTTAGATGATATCTATACAGATGCTAAAGGATTAGCTAAGGAATTAGGTATACCAATTGTATCACCATCACAAGTAAATCGTTCAGGTGCTGCTGATAAAGTAGTAGAAGGTGACAAAGCTGCTGGATCGTATGACAAAATCATGATTGGTGATATTATTATCTCAACATCTCGTCTACGTAAAGATAAAGTAGATAATACTTCTCGTTGGCATATTATTAAAAATCGCTATGGTACAGATGGTATTACATTCAATTGTGATTTTGAAGGATCTACAGGTATAACTCGCATTACGGGTGAATATATTGAAGATGAAGAGTCGGATTCTCCACAACAATCTCCACAAAGAACTAAACAAGACTTTGATCACGATGATAAAGATTATCTACGAAAGAAGTTTTTTGAACTTGCGACTCCTTCTTAATTATATTTAGTATATATTGTATTTATTGTAGCACCTATAAAAATTAAAATAAAATCTATGTTAAAAGTACTTAAATTTTCTGCTTCTTGGTGTGGACCTTGTAAGCAACTTTCCCCCATATTTGATCAAGTTAAGTCAGAAGTATCTGGTGTTTCATTCCAAGACGTTGATGTAGATGCTGATTCAGCATTAGCTATTAAGTACAATGTAAGAGGTGTCCCTACTATTATTATTGAAAAAAACGGACAAGAAGTAAAACGTCTTGTTGGAATGCAACAAAAACCAGTATTAACTTCAACTATTAACTCGTTTAAATAATATGATCACAGATAAGCGCTTATTTTACAAGCCGTTTGAATACGACCAAGCACATGAATTTTTAAAAGCACAACAACGTGTGCATTGGTTACCCGAAGAAGTTACATTAGCTGCTGACGTTAATGACTTTAAATTAAAATTAAGCGAATCAGAAAAAAATCTAATCGGACAAATATTAAAATCATTTGCTCAGACTGAAACACACGTTGAGGATTATTGGTCATCTAATGTGTCGCATTGGTTTCCAAAACCAGAAATCCAATCAATGGCTGTTACGTTTGGTTCATTTGAATCAATTCATGCTGAGGCATACTCATTACTAAACGAATCATTAGGTTTAGATGATTTTGCCGCATTCATGGATGATGAAGAAGCTCGTAATAAAATTGAGCGATTACAGCAAGTAAAATCAGGTACAATGGATGAAATAGCACAATCATTAGCTATATTCTCAGCATTTACCGAAGGTGTTAATTTATTTTCATCATTTGCTATCCTAATGTCATTTCAGATGAGAAATCTAATGAAAGGTATGGGACAAATCGTTGCTTGGAGTGTTAGAGATGAATCACTACATTCAAAAGCTGGATGTTGGTTATTTAGACAATTACTAGAAGAACGCCCTGAATTAAATACAATCGATTTACAGGAACGTATTAAAACAGCATGTGCTATTTCAGTAGAATTAGAATTTGCATTTATCAATAAAGTATTTGAAATGGGCGACTTAGAAAATTTAACTAAGGAGCAATTAAAGAATTTCATTCGTGCTAGAGCCAATGAAAAAATGATTGAATTAGGTTATAAACCATTATATGATGTGAATGAACGACTATTAGACGAGATCGCTTGGTTTGGTCAAATTACATCAGGAGTAGAACAACAAGATTTCTTTGCGCAACGACCTTCATCTTATTCGAAGTCGGTAGCGGATTGGTCAGATTTATAATATAAAATAATAAAAAATGAGCATAACAGTAGATACCCGCAAATGGGTTGTAGGAAAAGATTATCCCGAATGGATGGATGATATCGCATTAAGTATGATCTCTAAGGGATACTTACTATCAGATGAAAGCGTATTCGATGGTTTTAAACGTGTGTCTAAATCTGCTGCTCGTAGGTTACGTCGTAAAGATCTTCAACCATTCTTCTATGAGGCAATGGTGAAGAATTGGTTATGTTTAGCATCACCAGTACTTTCAAATATGGGTACTGAACGTGGATTGCCTATCTCATGTTATGGAATTGATGTTGATGATTCTGTAGAAGGAATTGCATCAGCCAATTCCGAACTAATGAGATTATCATCTCAAGGTGGTGGTGTTGGTATGTCGCTATCTCGTATTCGTGGACGTGGTGCTAGAATTACAGGTAATGGTGTATCTGAAGGTATTATCCCTTGGGCTAAAATTTATGATTCAACGATACTAGCTACAAATCAAGGATCAGTTCGTCGTGGAGCAGCTTCATTTAATTTGGATATTAATCATCCAGATATTGAAGAATTTTTAATGATGAGACGTCCAAAAGGTGATGTTAATCGTCAGTGTTTAAATACACACCACTGCGTAATTGTTGATGATACATTTATGCAAAAAGTAGAAGATCGTGATCCGCACTCATTAAAGATTTGGGGTGAAATTTTACGTACACGTTTAGAGACAGGCGAGCCATATATTATGTTTAAAGATAATGTAAATAAGGCTAATCCTGAAGG